TTATAGCCGTAGACTTGATAATAAGCATCAGAGCCATCAGGTATAAAGAAAGTTATTCTTTTATCGTTTTCAAACCGTTTATTTAAAAACTGGTAAAGCAGCCAATCAAAGTTAGTGTAGTTACGGTTCTTATTTTGTATCTTGTGTGTATTGCGCCCATGATTACCTGATACGCAAGGCACAAACACTTTACCAAATTCTTCTACCAATGTTTCAATGCACCAAACCAGCGTACCCCATAGATCAAGAACGCATGGCATCACTTCCATATCGTTTGTAGTAGCTAATTCGTCATGAATATTTCCTGAGAACATATCGCCACCCAGCGCAAACACAACGCCTTCATACTTTGGGTTATTAAATCTATTTTTTAGCAGGTCTATAGATGTTTCTATAAAAGCCCTTGCTCGTTCTTGTGCAATCTTTAAGTTATATTCATTGACACCGCCAACTTGCGCTGCATCAACTACTTCACCCCAATGCCAGTCTGATGCAAGTAATGTAGGAATACCCGTAACATTGTGGCCTTTAGGTTTACGAACAATCCAATCAGGTATATTTATTTCAGATTCAACAAGTTTAATAATTTTGCGTTTAACATATTCAGCGTTAAAATCTTCTTTGGCTTGTGCTTGAGCCGATGATTCTAATTGGCGTATCTTTGCCCTAGCTTCAGATAATTCGTAAGCTATACCCTGTTCAGGTGCTTTTAAATTGGCATTAGGAACTAAACCCTGCGCTATGGCTGAGTTATAACGGTGAGCAAAAGTACCTGTAGGTATGCCTAAGTTCCTAGCTGCATGAACTTTATTATTGGTCGTGTAATATTCATTTATAGCTTGTTGCAGTAAATCTTTGCTAACTGGTTTAGCTGGCATATAAACCTTTAGTAGAAAGTGACATAGTGCTAAAGTTACGCAATACTAACTTAAAATTAAGAATAATCAATGACATACGCAAGAGTAGACACTAACCATAAAGAAATTGTAAAGGCTTTAAGGGATGCTGGTGCAACGGTAGTATCTTTAGCCGCTATGAAACACGGTTGTCCTGACCTTTTAGTAGGATTTGAGGGTGAAACCCTGCTAATGGAAGTTAAGATGCCCAAAGGTAAATTTACCCCTGACCAATTAGACTTTATAAGTAAATGGAAGGGCGGTGCTGTAAGTCGTGTGGATAGTGTGGATGCGGCAATTAGGGCATTAGGTATAATTAAATCACGCAATCCCTTGTAAGGATTGAAGTATTGGAAGATAATAAGTAAAAGCGTGAGGCTTTTAGCCCCCCTAAAAAGGGGCTTTTTTCAAAGGGATAACCATGAACGATAATGTTGCACTATTTGCTGCCACCCTGTTGCACTCAGCGACAAATACCCATTTCTTTCATTGGTCTACCGATTCTTACGCTAAACACATTGCTCTGGGTGAGTATTACGATGCCATCGTAGACCTTACAGATGCGTATGTTGAGGCATATATGGGTGCTTACGACAAGATTACGACCTTTCCAAGCGTATATCACCAGCCCAAAGACCCAATCAAATACCTGCAAAGTCTACAAAAGTTCGTAAAAGAAGCTAGAGATGACCTGCCGCAAGATGAGCAGCTTTGCAATTTGGTAGATGCGATTGCCGACCAGATAGACTCCACGACCTATAAATTACGCTTTTTGAAATGACACTCCAAAGCAAGTAGAAGGGAAACCATCTACCATTAGTTTTAAGTGACAATGATTTAGTTTTTCGTTATGGCCGTCATGCCAGGCATAGGGCGGCATATCAATAAAAGAATCTATAGGGTTTTCCCCTACATTAAAGTCTATGGTTGGTAAGGTGTATTCTGAAAGGCGAATAGCCAAAGCCTCAAAGTCTTGCTTACGAAACAGCACAGTGCCCCAGTTGTCAATCGTGTCTGTTCTACTGTAATTAAACTCAGTAGTATGTGCAGAGATACCACCTGATTTCAGCAATTTCCCTGTATTTTCAATGAATTGCAAGCCTTTTTCTATAGACCCTAAGTGTTCAAACGCACATAGTGTCCAGCAAAAATCAAACTGACCATGTAAATGTTCGCCAATATTGTTCATATCAGCGTATTCAAACGACACAAGGCAATCAAAAGATTCCCTATCGACTAAGTCATCTTTATAGATTTTATCTAAAGACCCAAGTTGAGCTGTATTAGCCCATCCCTGAGATGTTTCTTCATTGGGGTTTAAGTCCGTAGCTAGGATTTCACAACCATAGGATGCAAACAGGGAAGGCAAACGCTCCTCACCTACTCCAAAGACAATACCTTTCATGCCTGGTTTAAGTTTAGACCGTAATGTATTAACCACATAGGCTTCTTCCCATACCTTGCGGTGCAATACAGGGGCAATCTTTAATTCTTCACAAGTGTCTATAAACCATTTTTGAAGAAAATCATCGTAAACACTAGCTTTCCACCCTTGTTTAAAGTCATCAAACTTCTCAGGAAGGCGTTTATAACCGTAATATTTTTCAGCCAATTCATGTCCAAACAACTTTGTATTGATGGCAAATGCTGGAAGATTCCGTAATTTTTCAGCTAATGGTGAAGTATTAGGAATAGAGCCATCTTTGGTTAAGCTAAACAGCTCTTTAAAAATCTCGTTAAAGTCCATAATTTCCTTTAGAATTAGACTTATACTATCAGAAACTTGGAGATAATCATGCCTTTAGATAAGTCTGGCTCAGTCCAATCAGTCGGTAAAAACATTAAAGCTGAAATGAAAGCCGGTAAACCTAAGAAACAGGCAGTCGCAATCGCTCTCAATGTAGAACGGGACAATGCCAAAGGTAAACGCAAGGCCAAACTGGAAGAAGCGTATGGTCGTTTCTTAGGAAAGCGTGATGAGTCGTAAAGACCAAATTCGTGCCGCAGTAGAAAAGCACGAAAAACCCATACCCAAGACAACAACGGGTAAGGACAAGAATTACCTGCCAACTGAGCAGGGTGCAGGGATGACAGCAAAAGGTAGGGCGGCTTATAACCGCAAGAACAACGCAAACTTACAAGCACCTCAATCTAGTGGGCCAAGACACGATAGTTTTTGTGCAAGGTCAGCAGGATGGACTGGGGAACGGGGAAAAGCAGCTAGAGCAAGGTGGAAATGCTAATGAAAGACGGACTATACGCAAATATTCACAGAAAACGGGCTAGGATAGCTGCCGGTTCTGGTGAAAAGATGAACAAACCTGGCACTAAGGGCGCACCTACGGCTAAAGACTTCAAGGAGTCAGCTAAGACTGCTAAACCCACTCGTAAAGAGATGATTGCCTCAAAGATGAAGGATATGTGATGAAACACATGAGCCGAAGCTACAAGAAAGAAGATGCCATGCTTAGACCAGAGCATACATCTACCTTGGAAAAGCAAGAAATAGAGCGCAATAAACCTAAACCACAAGAATTAGCAGTAGGTGGTAAGGGTGACATCCTCAATAAAAAGACCAATGAACGCATGAAGCGTAAGGCTGCTTTACTTGCCGCAATGAACAAGATACACGACCCTGACATTGCATAGAAACCTGTAGTAGAATAAAACCCATTGAAATCAAACACTTGACGGATATGACAACTAAAACGACTTCTAAAGTAGAAAAGAGTAGACCTAAGACAGGTGGAAGGGCTAAAGGAGTGCCTAATAAGGTTACTCAGGAAGCCCGTGAGGCGGTAAAAGCATTACTTGATGCTAACCTACCTTATTTGCAAACATGGCTCTATAACACCGCAGAAGGTCTTAAAGACGATAAGACGGGAAAGTACATTGTGCTTCCCAATCCTGGCAAGGCTTGTGACATTGTTCAGAACATGGTTGAGTACGCAGTTCCTAAATTGGCTAGAACAGAGATGGTGGGAGACCCCAATGCCCCTATCGTGCATAAAGTGTACAAATGGAAGGACTAGAAGAAGTAGTTGAGTTTGACTACAAACCTAGGACTGTATTTGAAGACTTCCATTACAGACAGGAACGCTGGTCAATTATTGTTGCCCATAGACGGTGCGGCAAGACTGTAGCATGTATCAACGACATCATTCGTAAAGCCCTGCTAGAAGCCAAACCTGATGGTAGGTATGCTTATGTAGCACCTTACTATGCACAGGCTAAGACTATTGCATGGGATTATCTGATGCGGTTTGCAGCACCGGCACTTGTCAAAGCAAACCAGTCAGAACTATGGATAGAACTCGATAATGGGGCGCGAATCAGGTTATTTGGAGCTGATAACCCAGATGCAATGCGTGGTTTATACCTTGATGGGGTGGTTTTAGACGAGTTCGCTGATATGAAACCCTCTATATTTGGAGCTGTAATCAGGCCATTATTATCCGATAGACAGGGCTGGGCTACCTTTATTGGCACTCCAAAGGGACACAATGCTTTTTGGGAGATATACAACAATGCAACCAAAGACCCTGATTGGTATGTAAAGACCCTAAGAGCTAGTCAAACAGGATTATTACCTGACTCAGAACTAGCCGATGCTGCCAAGATGATGTCAGAAGACCAGTATTTACAAGAGTTTGAGTGCGACTTTGAGTCTGCAATTCTGGGTGCTTTCTACGGTAAAGAGATGCGTTTACTCACCGACCAAGGCAGAATCACCAAGGTAAACCATGACCCTATGTTTAAGGTGCATACCGCATGGGACTTGGGTTACTCAGACGATACCGCGATTTGGTGGTTTCAGGTGGTTCACGGGGAGATTCGCCTATTGGACTACCATTCCTCAAACGGTCAACCGATAGCGTTTTACTGCGGAATCATAGAGTCTAGGGAACAAGAACGAATGTATGACTACGGTAGACACTACCTACCCCATGATGCAAGGGCTAAGACTTTGGCATCAAATCGGTCAATTATTGAGCAATTAAGCGATAAATTAGAAGTTAGCAAGATGAAGATTGTCCCTAGTTTGTCGCTGCAAGACGGTATTCAAGCCTCTCGATTGGCACTTACTAGAGCCTGGTTTGACCATAAATGCGAGGATGGAATTGAGTGTCTGCGGCAGTACCAACGGGAATACGATGAGGATAAGAAGGTCTTTAGAGATAAACCAAGGCACGATTGGACATCCCACGGAGCTGATGCCTTTCGTATGCTTGCAATTGCATGGAAAGAAGAAGCCAAGATAGTGACCAAAGACGAACCAATTAGGGGTGTATTTGTTGGCAAGACGGATGTTTCTATCAATGATTTATGGAAAGAAAATAAGACAAAAAGTAACCAAAGGTATTAACTTTAGGTAAAATAAGACAACATTTCGCCAAAATCTTCAACATTAGGGCAACATTATGGCAAACGACCAAGCAACGGTAGACCACACATACGAGGATTGGTACAAGACAATCATGTCTTATGAGCGCCAATACAAGCGATGGGAACAAAGAGCAGACCGAATCGTTAAGAAGTACAAAGACGATTCACGCTATGACCGTAACCCTAATGCCAGGTTTAATATCCTTTGGTCAAATGTCCAAACCATTCAACCGGCTATCTTTGCAAGACTTCCAAGACCTGATGTAAGCCGCAGATTCCGTGATAACGACCCTATTGGCCGTGTTGCATCAATGATGCTAGAACGGGCTTTAGAGTTTGAGATTGAGCATTACGGTGACTATAAATCTGCCATGAACAACTCAGTCTTAGACCGTCTATTGGGTGGTCGTGGTGTTAGCTGGGTACGGTACGAACCCCACTTTGCAGTCGATGAAGTAGGCGAACCAGATGATGGATTTCAAGTAACCGAAGATTCAGATGAGTCTGAGACCCCAGAAGGAGAAGTAAATGAGAACCCTGAAAGAATTGAGTACGAGTGCGCTCCAGTCGATTATGTCCATTGGAAAGAGTTTGGACATTCGCCAGGTGCTAGGACATGGGAAGAAGTTACTTGCGTTTGGCGCAAAGTCTATATGTCGCGTTCTGCGCTGGTTGAGCGATTTGGTGAAGAACTTGGTTACAAGATTCCGTTAGACACCAAACCATCAGACGATAAGAACTCCTATAAACCGACAGACGGTGTATATGAAGCAGTAATTTATGAGATTTGGGATAAAGAGACTGGCAAAGTCCTTTGGATTTCTAAGTCTTTGGGCAAGATTATTGACGAGCGCGATGACCCATTGCAGCTTGAGAACTTCTTTCCTTGTCCTAAACCTTTGTATTCCACCCTCACAACAGACTCATTAGAGCCAATCCCTGACTTTGTAATCTACCAAGACCAAGCAAGGGAACTCGATACTTTATGTGACCGCATTGATGGATTGATTAATGCCCTTAAAGTGCGTGGTGTATACGATGCATCCTCAAGTGAGCTGCAGCGTTTGTTCTCTGAAGGTGAAAACAACACCCTGATTCCAGTAGATAACTGGATGGCTTTTGCTGAAAAACAAGGTATGAAGGGTGCGATTGACCTTGTAGACATTACCCCATTTGCACAGGCTCTAGCCCAATGCTATCAAGCAATGGAACAGGTCAAGGGTCAAATCTATGAATTGATGGGTATTGCCGATATTCAACGGGGACAGACTGACCCTAATGAAACCCTTGGCGCACAGATTATCAAGTCCAATAACGCATCGGGTCGATTAAAGACCATGCAACACGCAGTCGTGGACTTTGCTACTACCATCTTGTCGATTAAAGCGCAGATTATCTGCAACCACTTTACCGATGAAACATTGGTGCAAATCTCTGGTGCAATGCAATTATCTGACCAAGATAAGCAGCTTATCCCTCAAGCGATTGCCCTGTTAAGAGACCAAGCATCCAAGAACTTCCGCATTGAGGTCACCTCTGACTCAATGATTTACCAAGATGAACAGCAAGAAAAACAAGATAGAGTCGCTTTCCTAGCCGCAGTTGGTCAATACCTACAGATGGCTATGCCTGCCGCACAAGCAAGTCCTGAACTTGTTCCTATGTTAGTAGAGATGCTCAAGTTCGGTGTAACTGCGTTTAAAGCCGGTAAACAGTTAGAGGGCATTATTGATGAAACTGCGGACAAACTGCGTGAAACCGCTAAACAACAAGCCGGTCAACCACCACAACCACCTGTAGAACTGCAAAAGGTTCAAATGGAACAACAGGCCAAACAACAGCAAATGCAGATGCAGGCTCAGTTAGAGCAGATGAAGATGGAAAATGCAATGCAGATTGAGAGAGCCAAACAGGAGTACCAGGCTCAAGAGAACCAGCTCAAGTTCCAACTAGAAGAACAACGCAATGCTATGGACAGAGAAATGGAAGTCAAAGTCGCACAGATGAAGATGATGACTGAACGCAATACGCAGGTCTTGTTGGCGCATATTAACAACGGTGCAAAGATTGAGGTTGCTCGTATTGGTTCAGATGAGTCAGATGGCGCTATGGCTTATATGACCGAAATGGACATGGCTAAGTCTATGGAATCCCCAATGCAGCCTATTGCAGATGCGATTGGACAAGGAAATATGCAGATGGCACAGGCTATATCCGCTCTGGTAGACACAATTAATGCACAACACAGTAGACCTAAGACTGTCGTGCGTGGAGCTGACGGCAAGATAATCGGAGTCCAATAATGGCTATTACAGTCAAACATAGTAAGGTTTCAACGATACCTGACGGAGACGATTCGTCAGTAGTTCGCCCTAGTGATTGGAACGCTGACCATCAATTAGTAGGAACTGTTCCTGTAGCCAATGGTGGTACAGGCGCAGCAACCCTGACTGGTTATGTAAAGGGTAACGGCACAGCAAATATGACTGCCGCAGCTACCATTCCAAGCACAGACATTACTGGCTTGGGAACGATGTCTACCCAAAACAGCAATAACATATCTGTTACTGGTGGTTCAATTAGTGGCACAACGGTATCAGGTTACATACCAACAACGGAAAAAGCAGCAGCACTTGGTGTAGCAACGCTAGATGCTGGTGGCACAGTACCACTTTCACAAATACCTGCAAGCATTCAAGGGGGAGTAAGTTATCAAGGCACATGGAACGCATCGACTAACACGCCTACGCTCACAAATGGAGTTGGTACTAAAGGCTATTACTATGTTGTCAGCGTGGCTGGTAACACTAATCTT